GACTGGGAGCCAAGGAGCGACAGGCGCTCAGGGTTCTCAGGGTGTCCAAGGTGCAACCGGCTCGCAAGGAGCTCAGGGCGCACAAGGTTCGCAAGGTAGCCAAGGCACCCAAGGAACTCAGGGCGTGCAGGGTAGCCAAGGTTCGCAGGGCGTGCAAGGTAGCCAAGGATTCCAAGGCTCACAGGGTAACCAAGGCAACCAAGGCGCTCAGGGTAGTCAAGGTTCACAGGGATACCAAGGCAGCCAAGGATCTGCGGGCAGCCAGGGCTACCCTGTCGGCCTGACGGGTGCGACCTCCGCTACTCGATACGTCGGCGGCACGACCGCAGGCGCACCAACCTCTGGCACGTTCGCAGTCGGAGACTTTATCGTTGACGACACGGCCACCATCTGGATCTGCATCGCAGCAGGGACTCCGGGCACTTGGTCGCCTTCGGTTCAGTCAAGCCTTGTCAATCGCTCAGCAACCGCTACGGCAGGCAATGGCGAACTTACGATCTTTGGGACTTCCGGCGCATCAGGCCAGACAATCACCTTGCCTGCCAGCCCTCAAAACGGAGCGATCTATCAGATCAAGAACCTGTCGGCCTACACCGTGAACATCCTCGGCGGCACGAACTCAATCAGCATCGCTAACACGGTCTATGGCGCCTCAACTCCGTACACGATCCCAGTCGGAGCGGCCTACACCTTCAACTGGACGGGTGGCGTTTGGTACTGCTTCGTGACCACCGACCTCGGCAAAGTTGCTGGCACGCTTCCCATCGCCAACGGAGGCACCGGACTCAACACCCTCGGTACTGCCGGACAGGCTCTTGTGGTCAACTCTGGCGCCACCGGCCTCACATACACCTCAGTCGTTGGGAGCCAAGGTGCTCAGGGTGCACAGGGTTCTACAGGTGCACAGGGTTCTACAGGCGCTCAGGGTGCTCAGGGTGCTTCGGGATCATCAGGCGGAGCAGGCAAGTCATTCACGGTCACCAGCCCGACGCTCTCAGTAGCAACCACAACCGGAGCCACGACCTCGCTCTCAGTGAACGCTCTGCCTTATGGCATGGCATCAGGCGACACGCTCAACATCCGCTACTGGAACGGCACGACCCTCTACTCGCAGCTCGTCACGCTTTCATCGTCGGCCGCTAAAGGTGCGACCTCGATCAGCGTTTCATCTTTCACGCCATCGGTGGCCTATCCCATCGGCACCGAACTCATCCCGATCTCGGTCACGTTGGCAATCTCAGACACGCCGTTCGTTTCTCCTGTCACGCTCATAACCAATGTCGTCGGTGGTGGTGGTGGTGGAGCGGCTGGCGGCAACCAGACCAACGGCCCCGGTGGTGGTGGTGCAGGTGGCATGTGGGTTGAGCAGGCCATTCCAGTCGGCTCAGCGACCACGATGAAGGTCACGCTCGGCGTCTTTGGCGCTGGCTCTCCAAGCGGCACCGGCCTCAGCGCTGGCAAGAATGGTGGAGTCAGTACCTTGGTGCTCAATGGCTACACCGTCACGGCCGCTCACGGAGAAGGTGGCTATGGCTCCTATCAAGGCGGAGCACCCGGCTCGTTGACGCCATCGACCTATTCAAGTTCTCAGAACGGTAACGGCTCATGGGCGGCTTGGCTTGCTGGCATCTCAGCCACAGCATCGCCGCTTCAATACCAGCCCGGAGTCGGTGGCGGTCAAGGTCCATCCGCATCAGGAACATGGAACTCGGCAGGCCTCAATGGTCTTGGCCTCATGGGTGGTGGTGGCGGTCAAGGCTTCGCCGCTACAACGACGAACAAAGGCTTGGCAGGCTCACCGGGTTCATACACCCAAGGCGGAGCGGCTGGCGTTACTGGCACAGGCACTGGAACCGGCGGCAACGCTACGAACGCATCGCCTAACACTGGATCAGGTGGCGCAGGTGGTGGCTCAGGCACCGGCACGAACGCAGGTGGCTATGGCGGAGCAGGTGGCTCTGGCTACATCATCCTCACTCAGGTTGCCTAATGGGCGTTATCTACGTCGGCGATCTCGCTGGATCTCCACCGCCAGCCATCCCCTATGGCCGCTATCTGCTCGATGTCGGCGCACTTCCGAGGCCGGGTCACGTCCAAGGTGGCTGGAAGGTGCCAAGCGTCACGCCAGCAGTCAAGACCGCAGTGGTCGGCCTCTCGGCTAAGACTCCGACAGTCGTGGCAAACTCGGAGAGCGCCATCGTTGGTGCTGGATACCTCTACCCGACCGTCATCGCAGCTGCGGAGGAATGATGAACTCACTGATCTATGCAGGAACCGTCGTCCGGTTCTACACCTCCACGCCGTTCACCTCGGTCTCTGGCACCGTGACTGACCCCACCGAGGTTCTGTTCGCCTATCGAGTAGGCAACGGCCCGGCGACTCAGTTCACCTACAGCCCAGGGGGATCAGAAGGCTCGATCATCAAAGACTCAACCGGCAACTACCACATCGACATCGACACCACCGGCAAACCGGGCACATGGACGATCACATGGGTCGGCATCGACACCACCGGCACCGTCCAAACTCGCTCGGAGACCGAGGTCGTCATCTCGGCGCCGTCGGTATCTGTTACGCCGTAGCCAGAAGGGATAACCTGCGATCATGCCTCAGTTCACCTACACCGGCTCAGAAGTCAAGGTCTACCCGACCCTGTCCGCCGCAGACGGCTCAACCCTCGTGGTCAAGCCCGGCGACGTTGTCACCCTCGACACCGACCCGAACGTGCTCGACCTCACAGCTCAGGCCGCCACCCCAGCCCCAGCCGCTACCCCAGCACCAGCGCCAGAAGCCGCTCAGACCGCCCCAGAAGCCCCTACAACGTCCGCAACTCCGGCCGCTTAGGGATAAGACCTAGATAACAACAGGAGCCACTATGCCATTCATGACCGCCAACTCGTTCGTCGGCCTCGGTATCGAGGGGACACGAGGCACCGCATCGAGCAACGTCAAGTTCGTTCCGGTCACCGGCCCTCAGATCACGCCTCAGCAGAAGTGGCTACGTGACGACGCCTTCCGTTCCAGCCCGGTTGACAACTACGGCGAGATCCTTGGCGTGCGCCATGACGAGTACGACTTCAAGGGCTATGTGTTCGCTGACACCTTCGGCGTGCTGGCTAAGGGCGCTCTCGGCTATGAATCGGTCACCGGCTCAGGCACCTACACCCACACCTTCGGCCTCTACAACAACGCCGCTAACGCTTCACAGCCGCCCTCAGTGACGATTCAAGACTTCGACGGCAACAACACCTTCCAGCTGCTCGCCGGACAGGTTGGCGACCTGAACGTCAAGTTCACCGCCGAAGGCGCTCTCGAATACGACTCGAAGCTCATGGCGAACCCATTCACCAAGATCAGCAACCCGACCACGTCATTCTCGACTGAAGTGTTCATTCCGGCATGGGATCTTTCAATGACCATCGGTGGCACCTCGACCGCCGTGACTGCTGAGGGTGAGATCAACATCAAGCGCAACACCGCTCCGATCTTCACAGCCCAGGGTGTCAACAGCCCCTACCGCCTGTTCGCTGGCCCGGCTGACGTGAGCGGCAAGTTCACCTTCGTTCTCGAAGCCAACGACCCGATCCTCTACAACGGCTCCAGCAACGGCTACGGCCTCACCGCTGGCACGCAGGCCGTCGTCCTGACCTTCACCGACCCGGCCTCCAGCCACACGGTCAAGTTCCAGATGTCCAGCGTGCAGTTCGAGATGCCAAAGCGCACTCGTGGCAAGGCCTACGTCGAGGTCGAGACTGAGTTCCAAGCAGTTGCCAACACCACCGACGCCATCTCAGGCGCAGGCGCTGGCTACTCACCGATCCAGATCGTCACTACGAACACCGTTTCAGCCGCTTACTAATACCTGACTACAACCAAACAGGGAGGAGACACCCAATGATCGTGTCATTACCTAACAATGAATCTGCGACCCTGCGTGAGTATGGGGAGTTGACCGAGCGTGCAGCTCGTCGCATCCGAGCATCGCTTCGTGCCGCCTTGGAGCAAGCATCAGCCATCGCAGCTGGAGGCTTCGACGAGACCAAGCCTGAAACGTGGGGAGCGCTTAAAGGCATGGGCGACGACCAGACAGCCATCGAGGTCTATCAAGACCGTTGCATCGTTGAGATGGTCAAAGGCTGGACACTTGGAGAACTTCCGACGATGGAGACAGTCGGCGATCTACCGGCGGCCACCTATGCACTCCTAGCAGAGCAGGCAGTGGCGGCAACTCGTGACGACACCGAGTTCGGCGTGGATGGTGCTCCTGACCCAAAAGCGGTTACAGAAGGCTGAATCGCCTTCGAGATCACTTGCTTGGCCTTGGCCTAGAGTCACCAGACACCGAGATCGTGGAATGGTGGGAGGAATACCGCTACCGCAAACTCGTCCCGATGAGCCATGAGGCCTATCTAGGCGAGCCAGTCGAGGCCATCGAGTGGACGTTGCGGATGGACAACCTGAGAGCAGAGGTCGATTCTGAATGGCAACGGAAATCCGGATAGAAGGCATCCCGAAGTTCTCTGCCGCCATTGAGAAGAAGATTGCTGAAGTCAACATTGCCGCCAAGACCTTCGTCACCGTAGGCGGCCAGATCGTCGTCAAGAACTCCAGACGCCTGTTCACCTCGGTCGTCATGGACTCATCAGGCAACCAATCCATCGCCGCCAAAGGATCTCGCAACGGCCGCCTCGTCCGCCGAGGTCGTCACATCGGCCCCGAAGGAGCTGGAGACCCACCGCACATCCGCACCGGCACGCTGGCTCGCTCGATCACGACCAAAGACGTGCGTGAGGTCGGCAAGGGCACATGGTCGTCACGGACTGGCCCCACAGCGAACTATGGACGCCGAGTAGAGTTGGGCTTCAGAGGTACGGACTCCAAAGGTCGGACCTATGACGAGCCAAGCCCATTCCACCCTTACCTGAAACCCGGTCTAGAGATGTCAGCACCAGAACTGAAGGAACTGCGCCGCCGACTGTTCGAGGTCGCTAACAATGGCTGATCTCCTTCCCCCAGTAGTCGCCACCCTCGTCGCTGACATCAAGCAATACAGCGCCGACATGGACAAGGCCGAAGGCAAGATGGCCGAGTTCGGTGCACAAGCCGACACGACCGGCTCGAAGGTGTCCAAGGGCCTCAGCAAAGCCTCGACCGCCATCATCGGCCTGGGCTTAGGCGTTGCCGCCTACTCGGTCAAGTCAGCGACGTCCTTCCAAGATCTCATGACGCAGCTCGTCACCGGCGCTGGCGAATCCGAGAAGAACCTGAAGACGGTGTCAGACGGCATCTTGGCTATGGCTGGACAGGTCGGCCAGACTCCGCAGGCCTTGGCGCAGGGTATGTACCTCATCGAGTCGGCTGGCTATCACGGCTCGGCAGGTCTGAAGGTGCTGAAGGCCTCGGCCGAAGGTGCCGCAGTCGGTGGCGCTCAGATGTCCACCGTCGCCAACGCTCTGACGACCGCCATGCACGACTACCAAATCCCTGTCGGCAACGCTAACAACGTCACCTCAGCACTTATCGAGACCGTTGCAAGCGGTAAGACGCACCTCGAAGACTTGGCTGGCTCGCTCGGTAAGGTCATGCCAGTCGCCTCGGCGCTCAATGTTCCAATGACCAACGTCCTCGGAGCGATGGCCTCGATGACGAACGCAGGTCTCTCGGCTCAGTTCTCAGCCAAGCACTTGCAGAACACCTTGCTGGCACTGAGCGCACCAAGCACTGCCGCAAGCAATGCTCTTGGCGACGTAGGCCTGAACTCCCAGCAGGTCAAGGACGCACTGAGCGGCCCACAAGGTCTCGCCAACGCACTGAGCATGATCGAGACTCACGTCGGTCAGAAGTTCCCACAGAGCTCGGTGGCCTACACCACCGCCATGAAGACGATCCTCGGTGGCACGACCGGCTACTCAACGGCTCTCATGCTGACAGGCGGCAACCTCAAAACCTTCACGGACAACGTCAGCAACATCGGCGCCAAAATGGGAGGCGCCCAGACGCAGGTTCAAGGCTTCGCACTTGTGCAGAAAGACTTGGCCTTCCAGTTGAAGTCAGTGAGCGGATCGCTTCAGGCAGGAGCCATCAGTCTCGGTCAGTGGCTTCTCCCGAAGATCAGCGACGTGGCTAAGTGGGCGACAGGCGTCATCAACTTCTTCAAGGGCAAGTCGATCTTCTCTCGCATCGCCGACACGGCCGCCATCGACGTGTTCGCCGCCGCCGTTGCGGTCAAGGTTGGCGGAGCGCTGAAGTCAGCCTTCACAGCTGCGGCCAATGGAATCCAATGGGTCATCTCGAAGATCACAGGAACGGCCGCTACCAGTGGTCCACTCGATGCCAACACCGGAGCCTTGAACCGACTCACGGAAGCCTTGCTGAAATCCTCGGTCGCAGGTGGAGCAGGTGCGGCTGAGGGAGCGCTTGGTGGCGCCGCTCTGGGCGTTGGAGGCGAAGCCAGCCTCGGTGCCGCTCTGGGTACAGCCGCCGCTCCCATCATGGCCGCCGTGATCGCTGGCGCCATTATCGGATCGCTTATCAACGCCATCTTCCCCCACACTGCCAGAACAGGAGCGCAGACGAAGACGGCTCTGGCTAATGAAGCCGCCAACGCCAACGTGGGAGGCGGAGGCATCAGCGCAGCTGCTCAGGCGCAAATCAACGCTGAGATCGCTACGGCTAACGCTCGTGCGCCCAGAGGCAAGCACGTTGTCACTGGGCACGTTCAACTTCCCTACGAAGGCTACGGCTCTTACTCGGCTCTATTCCAGCACCTCATCAACATGGGCGACTCCTTCGCTGAGGCAAGGAAACTTGCTACGGCCGCAGGCAAGAAGACTGCAACGGTTCAAGGCGCTACCTACGCACCGAACACTCACAAGACGACCGTGAAGGTCAAGCAC